TATGATCAGGTATTAACCCGAGACGACTGCGGTTTGATTATTACAACCTATAAGGACAATCCCCATTTACCAGATGCACTAAAGAAGGAGATTGAAAGTCTTGAACAAGCAGACCCAGAATACTGGAAAATCTTTGGTTTAGGTGAACGTGGTCAACTGATGGGCTTAGTCTTCAACAATTGGACAAACCAACTTACTGTACCTGATAACGCCAATTTTGTAGGTTACGGATTAGACTGGGGTTTTAGTGCCGACCCTACTGCATTGGTTTCAGTTTGGAAGTATGAGCAGGAGTTATACATAAGAGAGGAGCTTTACGAAAGAGGTCTAACCAATCAGGATATAGCCGAAAGGTTAAAGGATATGGGCATAGCTCGGAAAGAGATTTACGCTGATAGTGCAGAGCCTAAAAGTATTGAGGAGGTTTACAGGTTAGGATTTAACATAAAACCAACTCAAAAAGGCAAGGACTCAATTATAAACTCTATTGACATTCTTAGACGCTACCGATTGAACCTGATAGGCAATAACCTTCAAAAAGAGTTCCGCACCTACAAATGGAAAACGGATAAGGCTGGCAAGATAGTAAACGAACCAGTTGACTTTAACAATCACTTAATAGATGCAACAAGGTATTTAGCATTAATGAAGTTGCAAGAACATAGACGTGGGCAATATGTTACAATTAGGGCCTAAAAAACTATATAGAATAGAATGAAAGAAATTTACTACAATTTAACCCTTAAAGACTTCATAGAGCTAAACTCAGTGAAGGGGAGCGACCTTGAAGCGAAAAGGCAAAAGCTTTCAATCTTGTTTAAAATAGAGAAGGAGTTTTTTGATGGTATGACTTCAGCTCAGATAATTGAGTTGTATTCTGACTTTGAGAAATTGGAAGCCCAACCTATTAAGGCAGTTTACAAAAGTAAAGTAAAGGTTGGTGGTAAGTGGTTTTTTATTGATTACCGATTGAGTCAAATTAGTTCAGCTCAGTTTATTGACATTACCCACTTTGCAAAGTCTAACCCATTGGACAATATACACCGAATTGTGGCAAGTTGCATTAGACCGATTAAGTGGAGATTTGGAAAAGCAGGAAAGTACAATGGAGACGAACACGACGAAATCAGCGAACTACTTTTAAATAAGATGAAAATTAAAGATGCTTACCCTATCATGCTTTTTTTTTGCACTCTATCCGCCAAATTATCGGACAGTATCCTAAGTTATTTCCTGAGTCAAGCGGAAACAATGGAGAACCAGTTGAGAACTTTAACACAAAATGGGGGTGGATTGCAACAATAGACAACTTGGCAGGACACGATAAAACCAAATGGGATTACTTTTTTAACTTAGGCCTAAAAGAATTTTTAAACGTAGTAAGCTACCATATAGACCATACCGAAGAGATAAAGAGAGAGAATGCAAGAACAAGACTACACTAATTTACTGAGCGACTTAGGGACTGACTTAACAGAACCAGCCGAATTTAACTCCCTTATTGAGGAGGCAGTAATTCGTTTTGTAAATAGTTTGTCCGATGCGATGAAGTCAAATCTGACTGAAAAGGATGCTTACTATGCTGACTCGGATTTGGTGCAGTCAATTATTACCTTACCGATTGAATCTAACGGAACTACTTTTTCAATGGGTATTGACATGAACTATTACGGTGACTTCCTGAACAAAGGGGTAAGCGGTACCAGAAATAAATTTAACTCTCCTTACTCATTCAAAAAAGAATCAGTTAGCCCAAACTTTAACAAGTCATTGAGAAAGTGGATCACCAAACGAGGATTCCCAATTGAAAGTAGGTATTCACAAACAAGAGACTTGACTAAGTCAGCAAGAGCTAAAAAACAAATAGACGAAAAAACCCAAATGGCTTATGGTTATGGTATGGTAATTAAGCAGGAAGGTATACAACCAACTCGTTTTATAGATGACGCTCTAAGTGAAAAGAGCATTGAGACCTTTGCTCAAAGTTTAGCCGATGCTTTAGGTAGGTCGATTGAAGTAACAATAATAAATAAATTCAAATGATTATAAATAGTCAGCCAAACAATTGGCAAAATGTGTATAATGAGTTAGTGTTTGGATTGGAAAGTACCAACGCAAGTGCTGCGGGTTTTCAATTCTTAGTGGACATTAACGTCTCAGGTCAGACAAACCCAGTCGCAAGATTGACCTATCCTAAACAACCGGGTATTAACACAGTTGATGTTGATGTGAGCGAAGTATTACGCAATTATGTGACTTATGATTTTCAGAGCTACAACAGTTCTGGTATTAAACATTGCACTAATTCAAAGGTGGATTACTGGGTAGAGTTTGGAGAGGTTAGAAACAATGCCTCTGGAGTTCCTGTCATTTACCCTAATTTAGCTAACTACTATTCAAGTGGTTCAAATGCTCATTCAACTAATGCAGTATTTGACTTTTTAGACTGGAGCAAGACTGCGTTTATTGATTATAATGTAAACTATCCTATTGAATCAGGTTTGACTTTGAACCAAACTACTTACCAAGAAAGGTTGCGACATGGTGAGGAAAGGTTTTTAACTTATTTTGATTTTAATGAATTTGATGGTACAGGTGTAGTAGGTAATTTGAATACTCAAATACTTGATAAGAATTTAAATGTATTACTTGAATCAAATTTAGGTTTCACTCCAATAGGTTCAATAAATTCAATCAATGTTGCAAACTCAGGTAATGCAAGTGGAATATCTAAAACGGTTTATGATGCAGCGTTCACTAATGCAAGTGCAGTTTACTACCGAGTAAATGGACAGAATGAATATAACAACTATTTAACTTCATCAACTAATTTAACAAACGCAGCTTGGGGCAAAGATGCTGGAGTTACTTTTACACACTATGCGAATGGAGGTTTTGCTAATCAACCTTATGATAATTATACAAATAATTCAAATACAGGAGGGTTAAGAGTTTATCAAGAACTTGCTAGTCCACCAAGACCATTCCCAAGTGCAACATATTCAGTCTATTTAAAAGGTAATGGAAATGTAAGCATAGGTATTTTTCAAAACCCAACAACTCCTCAAATTAATATACAATTAACGCCTGATTGGAAATTATACCAAATTACAAGAACAGATTTAATAGATGGCTATATGTTTCCAGCTATATATTTTTACTCAACATCAATAAATTGCGACATTTGTTTATCAAATTTTGGGGATACTCCAACAACTTATTTCAGTAGAACCTTTGTAATTGATAAGACCTGCCAAAAGTATAACCCTATCCGATTGCACTATCTAAATAACTTGGGTGGATTTGATGCGTTTACTTTCACTAAAGTAAGCAGAAACTTTACAGACATAGAAAGAAAGATGTTTAAGAAGTTCCAACCGCTGAATTATCCTAAGACCTTCCGAGCTAAGACTAACTACTACACTAAGTTCACAGATACCATACAAGTTAACTCTGATGGGTTGACCGATGCTGAATGGATTGGTTTAAAGGAATTAGTTTTAAGTCCAATTGTAATGATGGAATACGGAGCGACTTACATTCCTGTAAACATAATTGAAACTAACTACGAGGAAAAGCAGTATGTGAATGATAGACAAATAAGCAGTTTAAGTTTAACCCTTGAGTACACATTTGACAATTATAGACAATCACTATGAACCAAACCGAATTAAAAATAATAGCCTACAACGCATCAGGTATAGTTAGCCAGACTTGGGATGTGGACCTTTACGATAGTGTCCCTATGCCTATCAATAAATCCATTGTTGATATTAGAGAACCCGATAAGAGACAGAGCGACTACACTAAGAGCTTGACTATACCCGGTACCGCTAACAACCATCAAATATTCTCGGCTATTTTTAATCTTGACCGAACAACTATAAACACATCCACTTTAAATTTTAATCCTGATTTTAACCCTAATTTAAAAGCTGATGCGATTCTTTACAGAAAAGGCATTGAGCAAATGAGAGGTTATATTCAGTTAGTGAGCATCAAGAATATAGATGGAGCAAT